ACGTTGGTTGAAACGGCAAGCACGGCTCTCACCTTGGCCCGAACCCTTAATGTTCTGTGGGCAGTCCATGCAGCGAGATGCTTGGCGTTGGTCTGCGGGAACCTCGGATGCAGGTGCTTGTGTGTCTGCCGACCAGCAAGTCGGTGCTGACGGGTTCTCAGCGTCATATGCACCGGAGTAGTAAGTGCGAGACAACTTAGCGGCGTTAAGGATAACGACATTCAAGAAGCCATCACTCTTTACGTTGACTTGTTCGCCGCCAACCATTTCGCGGAAGCGACCACCACGCAAACTGATTCGACGTGCGCCGCCACCGCCAGTGCCGCCTGACAGGTTATCGTCAGTGTCCTGTAGTTGCTTGAAAAGATCGCTGCTTGCGAGGGAGTTGCCGCCCTCAAATAGTGTCATGTCCGACATATTATTCTCCATTGGTTTCTGATTTTGAGGCTTTAGATTGCCCTTTTGCCGCGTTCTTTGTCAACGCAGTATCTACTTCGCTTAGTCTAAACCGATAGACATCGCCGATTTTGATGTAAGTATCGGGGGGTATATGCCCCGACTTAATCCAGTTACGGATAGTTGTTATAGATACTTGGAAGTAATTAGCGACCTCCGGCGTACCTACATACGGTGTTTCAGTATCGTTCATTTTTTCCTCACAGAGATGACGTACTCCGAGTCCACATTTAACCCTGCGGGTAATATATCAGGGTTCTCTTCTATGAACTGACGTACATTGGTTTGATTGAGACGTTTCTCAAAGAAGTCGGGAAGATTATGCTCCATAATGAACGCGTGCATAGAAGACCAATCGCTTGTCCAATACCGTTGCTTGATTGTACGATAGAATAGCCCTGATGCTGTACGCACGCTATCCACGCCTTGATCTTTGCAATAATCCAACAAAGCACGTTTGATCTTATCTTGCTGTTCTGCAAGACTACCGTCTTCTTCTTTGAACTTGGCCGATATTTCTGCACGCTTTTCGCGTATCTTTGTGTAAGCACCGACGAGCTTTTCGACAGGAATTGTCATAGCTGTTCTCCGTTTTATAGTTATGTTTACGACATATAGTAACTTATACTACCTAGTCAAGCAATTCTTTGTATAAATCTATCATCGCTGTGTGTACGTTGATGCGCTCATCTAACATACGATAAATCCGCTTTTCCGCAGGAGACCCAGCCAGTTGGATTACAGTACACTTGTGCTTCTGACCTGCACGGTGGATACGTGCGTTAGCCTGTGCGTATGTCTCAAGAGAAGATGTTGGTCCCCACCACACGATTGTATTAGCCGCCGTCAGTGTTACACCATGCGCCGCACTTTGAGGTTGGATGACCAGCACGCGAGGATCAGGATCGTTTTGGAACCGCTGGAATATGTCTGTGCGATTACCCGCAGAAACATCTCCCCGTATGACCTCAGTAGTAACGCCGTCTTTGCGTAGCCTTTCGGTTAGCATATCTATCGTGTGTCTAAACGGAACAAACACCAGAACCTTCTGGCTGCTCTCATCTATTGTTTCTTTGAGGGCTTGGTAACGGCTCTTAATATCGAACTCCACCGAATCGCCATCGTCGGTGTAGACTGCACCCGCACTGATCTGGAGTAGTTTGTTCATGTTGATCGCAGCATTTGCTGCTGTCACGGACTCGCCAGCTACTTCCATCATCATCTTCTTACGCAGAGTATCGTAGTACTTCTTCTGCTGTGCGGTCATTTCGACGAAGCGTTTGCTGTAAACCATGTCGGGTAGGTCAAGGCATTCGTCTTTGGTAAACCTGATCGCAGGTTGCAATGCTCGAAACACCGTGTCTTTGGAATTTTCTTTCGGCTTATAAGTGAACTGTGTCACCTTCCACATCACCATATCACGCCATGATCCAAAGAACCTCGGCACGGCCATGGGGTTGACTAACTTAGCTAGGCCATACGCATCAACAGGACTTTGTGCAGCGGGAGTACCCGTCATCATCCACAGCCAATCGTCCTCACCGACCAGCTTGTTCAGTGTCTTCCATCGTTTAGTCTGCACATTCTTGTAGTGTGTAGCCTCGTCAACAATAAACAAATCAAAGCCACCTTTGGCAATCTCATCGCTGACAACCTCGACCCCATCATAGTTGATGATTACGAACTCTGCCCCACTGTTGATGATCTTCTTGCGCTTCTCTTTGCCACCGTGCGCTACATCTACCGTGCGGTGCATAGCAAAGGAGAACAAGTCTGCACGCCATGCACTGTCCATGATCGACAGCGGGCATATAACCAGAACGCGTTTAACCTTGCCTTGGGTCATAAGATAGTCTGCGGCCCAGATAGCCGATGCAGTCTTGCCCGTACCCTGCTCGTTAAAGCAGAATGACTTCTTGTTCATAGTCATAAAAGACGCCGTGTCTTTCTGGTGATCGAACGGCTTGTACTGTCCCGGCCAGCTATAGCGTTTAGTTATAGGTGACGGTACGTTTATATTTAATCCTTTTAGGGTATGCGCTTCGTCCACGCCCCAGTTAACGACGACTTTGTTCATTGGTAATTCCTTACTTTTAGGGATTACTGCTGTGATTTGCTTAGGGTTACGAACCTTCAGCAGTAATGCTTTATCCCGTAGAATTTTCATGTTGTTCTCCGTGGTAGTGAGACACTACCGTTTCTTCTTCGGGCTGCTCATAGCCCCACCCGCTGCGCGGTTCTTTTTGCGGCTTTGTATTTTTACACCGTCTTTATTTGTCCCGCCTTTACTCAGCGGTTTCTTGTGGGCAATGTCTTTGCCTTCTCGTTTGTCGGCCTTGCCGTTCTTGTTGGCATCTTTGCCTGTCTTATCCATCTTACGCCTAGCCTTCTGGCGCTCCATGCGGTCTTCGTGTTCACCGCGTTTCTTCTGCTGCTCGTACTCTTTCTTATACGGGCGGGGTTTCTTTGTGTATGGCATCAGTTTGCTCCGTTGTGTGGGCATTCGGTTACTTGGCAGTGGCGTTTGCAAAGGCCCGATGGACGGGGATTCCACACATCTACCTCAAACGCTTTCTCCATCTTAGCATAGTTTGCTAACCATTTGCTCCAAAGAAGTTGTTGTAAGTCGATTTCGTATTCTGCTTTGACAAGGCTCTTAGCTACCACAAACAACAGACCTGCGTTCAGCTTTGTAACTTTCGGGTAGTGCTTGAAGATCGTCAGCGCCATCAACTCAAGCTGCCCCTTGTCGGCATACTTGGCAGACTTGCCTGTCTTATAGTCAATGATCCAACCTACACCTGTTTCCTCGTCGATGATCGCAAGGTCAACAATACCACGGAACCATACATCTTTTGCAAAGAAGCTGCACGGTTCTAGGTCAGCGGTTAGACCTAGCTTTTGCTCGACAATCTTCTTACCCGGCTTGCGGTTTAGGGCATCTAGTGTCGGCTTGATGTAGTCAAACTTCTTGGGGATCGGCGTACCTTCACCGATGTAATCCTCGCACGCCTTGTGAAAATCTGTACCATAGCGCATGGCATCAGTCTCTTTGAACGGGTACTGCTTCAGCACCTTCTCGTGGTAGAACTGCTTGGGGCATTGCTCGAATGCTTTGATCCGACTAAAAGACCATGGCGCTGCTTTACTCATTCACAATCTCCATACGATTTGCCCGTGCCGCTCTCGCAATCTACGGGTAGCCCCTCGGCCCAATCAGGTGTCCAACGCATACAACTCTCCACAAACGCTTGTGCTTCAGCGACCTCGGCGTCAGGTACACAGCATACGATAGAGTCATGCACAGTCAACACGACTTGATATTTCTTACTAATCTTTAGCATCTGTTCGCCTATGATGCACCTTGCTATTGCTTGGCACACGTTCTCTATCACCTTGCCGCCGTATATTCTGGTGCGCCCTCTACGAGTTTTGTAGCTGTACTCCAGACCTTTCTCGCTCTGCTCCCCATGCAGTTGATCGTAGAAAATACTTAGGCCACTCGGCACAATCAGTGCTTGATTGGCAGCGTCTACTGTAATGATACCCTTCCGCCCGAACTTAACCGCTCGGTTGTTGGCAAGCTGCTGCACCATATAGTTTGCATCGCGCCACACCTTACTAATCTTATAGTTAGCATCGCGATAAATGTTTATGATCCGTCGAGCTTCATCGGGTGCTACCTCGTACCCAAACGTCTTTAGCTGCACGCCAAACTTCTCAGCACCCATACCGTACCCCGCGCCAAGGATCGTAGTCTTTCCGACGAACCTCTGATTTTTTGTAACATCCTCTTCTTGGCATCCGTAGATACGCGCCGCCATCTTGACATAAACATCCTCACCTCGGGCAAACGCATCAGTCAGGTCATCCTGCCCAGCGAACCATGCCAGCACTCGCGCTTCGATTTGGGAGCTATCGGCTTCGACAATGGTGTGTCCTTCGGGAGCAATGATCGCCCTCTTTAATTTCTTACCGTTCATGCCACGGCTCGGTAGGTTTTGTAGGTTGATCTTATCAGCACCGCCCCAACGACCAGTGTGCGCTGCGTAATATCTAACAGGTACTGGCAGCAGGCCACGTTTAGATATGCCTATAAACCTCTCGGTGCGTGTTTCCTCTAAGGTACTTTTGCTACCCAGACGTGCCGCCACCAAAGATTGTACCCGATCATCCTCATGTTCTTGCAGTGCCTTGAAGTCTTCATCCGATTTGGCAAATGCGTAAGTCTCTTTGCCTGTCGCAGGGCTGATCTTCATAGGCGGAATTACGCCTAGATCACGCAGCATGTCTGCAAACTTCGGGTTGGACATCAGGTCTTTCTTGTCCTCTATCCCTGCGTCTACCAACAACTTGTCCTTACGGTCACGGGTGTCCTCAAGGTGCTGCTCCAACAAGCCGAGGTCTAGATCAAGTACAGGATCAATAAACATCCGCAGGGTCAGGTCAATTATCTTTAACTCTTGGCGAGGGAACTTAGCCCCCATCATCTTAAACAACTTGTAGGTCAACTCTACATCGTTCTTGGCATACTCGCCGTACCGAGCCGCCTCTTCTGCGGTGAAATCGGCACGATGTTTACCCTTGGCATTGTGTACTTCGTGGCCTTTGACGCCCACACCGTACCGTTCTGCTGTAGCTTTGAGCGACACACTTGTCTCCACGCCGTGCAGCGCACGCGCCATACACATAGTATCGAACCAAACCTTGGGCTTAACTCCATAGCGCCAGCTTAGTATAGCGCCATCAAACATCGTATTGTGACATAAAATGGCGCTATCAGAGAAGTCTATGTGTGATAGAAGACGCTCTATCAACGCCGGATCATTAACATACTTAGTAGCCTTATCGTTCTTCTTGATCGCAAGGCCGATTACTTCAAAGCGTGGATCACGTACATACTCTTCGGTTGTGACCTTCGACAACGAATACTCTTGATCGTAGTACGTCTCAAAATCTAGCGTATATACATCCATTAGCCTTTACCCACTATCTCGCCGCCACATGCCATGTAGCCACAGGCATCAATCCAGTTGTCGGGATGCTTCGGGTTCGACTTGATACGGGCTACCTTCAACAGGTTCATCATCACAGCTACATCAGTAGCATCTATTTCCACACCAAGATGTACAGACCAGTATGCACCGATGGTGTTGAAGTTATCTTCCATATCGCCGTGATCAGATGCACGATCTTTTGTGACGTACTCCTTGGCTGTGTCTAACACTTGACCGCGCGTCACCTTATTCGCTTCTTTCTCGAAAACTTCTTTCGGTGTGCCGATCTTACTCATCAGCGCGTGGACATAGTTGTAGGATGATTTGGTAGCCGTAGCGATTTCCCGCGTTGTGGCCTGTGGGTACTTGATCTTGTACGCCCAGATTTTATCCGCTTTACTCTTCTTAGCCATGCTATTCTCCTACTGCTTTATTTTTATCATCGCGCAGGGTATGCACAATGTCTTCCAACGGGGTCATGTCTAACCCAATGTGTTCCGCGCAACCACGGAACCGTTCAAGCCACGCGGCTAGGCTAGTACCTGCTTGCCTACGCAACTCTGCCTGTGAGTTGGCATCAGTTGGATCAAACGGTTCGTACCCGCCACCCTCTCTGCGTTTGGACACAGGAGATATATACGCAGGGTACTCCGTCACTTTGATAGCAACCACAGAACTATCTACGTCTTCCACTTTAGCAACAATCCGTAACCCAGACGCCATCTGACGCGCCATTTGTATGCGGTGTTGTCTTGCTGCTTCTGCATCATCCATACCATAGAAGGCAGGGTATGCTTCATGTTCTGGTTGTGTCGCCAACCAATCAACAAAGTCCGCTGGCACAAACATGTTTGCACCTGTGTTTTGTAGGTAATCATCTATGATACGCTGCTTGGTCTTCTTATTAAAACTAGACATATACTGTCCTCCAAAAAGTTTCTTATGTTTGTGTAGTGGGCCACTACAGCCCACCACTTGTTTGTTAGCTTGACCGCCTTGCACCGCCTTGCCATGCCAGACCGCACCTGACCAGACCCTGCCTCGCCGCACCGGAACATGACCGCCT